GGGCGACCTCGTTGGCTTGCAAGGTGTCGAGGTGTGCGTTGGCCTCCACGATGAGTTTGTGGGGCATCTTGCGGAGCTCTGCGAAGGAGTGACCCGTAACGGCATGGACGCGCTTAACGGGGTCGGTTTCCGTTTCGAGCGTCATAAGGTGCCGGAGGGTGAGGTCTTGGAAAGTAGCGGGAAGACGGAGCTTCATATTGTTACAAGTTCAAAAGGGTGAATGTCTGAAGTTATCCGAGGGCGTAGTTGCCGAAGTTCGGGTTGGTCTGGTTCCACGTCACGGCGTAGCGTGAGGCGTCCACAAAGTGGTTGAAGGCGTCGACGGGCTCGTTCAGTTGGCGTCCGTTCTTGTCCTCCTTGTATTTGTAGTTCCGGAGTTCTTTGATGCCGTTCACGCTGCGCTCGGTGATGAGTAGCGGACGCGACCGAAGGAAGTCTATACCCGACCGAACCGAGTCCGGGCCTTTGCGTGCTGGGTGGATATTGAAGCCGTGGCCGTGGATTTCGTCGATTGACTTGGGCTCGGCAGAGTCGGCCACGATCATGGCTTTGCCGATGTCGGCGTCTCGAAGTGTTTGGGCGATGGCTGCATTTGTGAGACCCGTGGCGTAGCAAACCTCGTCGAGGCAGAAGCCGTGGCCGTCGGTGTACACCTTGACGATGGCCGTGGGGTCGTTGGTATATCCAAAGTCCAATCCGAGGTTGAGTAGTCGCCACCCTTCCGGGACTTGAACTACTTGCTTCCAATGGGTCAGGATGGTCGCACGAGAGACGCCACGTTCACCCAACCCGTAGACCCTCCAGTAGTCGTGGTCGGCTTCCTTGAGTCGTTCAATCTCTGCCACGGTGGACTCCGGGAGAAAGGGGTTGTCCTTGTATGTGGTCTGAAAGAACTCGTGGTCGGGCCGGGTGAGAACGTGGTCGTATATCCAATGAAACTCATCCGAGGGGTTGTAGTCGATGATGGCCTTGCCCGTGGTGCGGAGCATGAGTTGGCGCCAGTCTTCGAGGGTGAGCTCGTTGGCCTCGTTCACAAACAAGATGTCACGCTTGCGGCCCCTGACCTTTTGCGGTTGGTCAACGGAGATGAACTCGACCATGTTCCCGTATAGGATGTAGGTGGCCTCGCTCTTGTTGTGCAGGTTGACGTCGTAGATGTCCTCCCGTTCCAGTATCTCGAAGAAGTCCCGCATAACCGAGGCGCGGATGGCTGGGAAGGTCTTTCGGGCGATGGTGATAACCGCCCCGCTGTTCTCGTTGCGGTGGCAGAGTTCAATAAGGGCCGTGAGGATGGAGTACGTCTTGCCCGATCGCGTCCCTCCTTGGTGAACTTGAATCTTGGCCGGCGAGTTCTTGACGTGGTAGTATGTGGCGGGCTGTTTCATTCGTCCAAGAGCCACATGACCACTAGCCACAACGCTACGTCAACAAGTCCCAAGATTGCGATGTGCACGACGGTTAACTCACTGACGATTCCTCCGAGACAAACCATGACAGGGGCTTCTTCTCGGCCACCTCTATTTCTTGTCGCTCCACGTAGCCCCTGCCCTTGCCTTTGGTCTTAAGGAAGAAGATGGTGGCGGCTGGGTTGCCCTCTTTGATCAGCTTGTGAAGGTGGCTCTCTGCGAAGTCCAACGTTCGGTTCTCAATGCCTTTGACGGCCTCCCGGTATTCGCGGTCGTCCTTCATCCATTGATAGTGCGTGGTGCGTCCTACACCAACCGCATTGCAAGCCGTGGTCACGATGCCCAAGGAACGTTCGAGGGCTTCGAGCATTGCCTCTTTTTTGGTGTTCGTCTTGTTCTGTTTTATTGCTTCCATAGCTCAGCCTTTTTACCTGTGAAGTCCTCCCATCGCTTGACGATGACGTCGCAGTATTTGGGGTCGAGTTCCATGCCGTAGCACTTGCGCCCTGTTTTCTCTGCGGCGATGAGGGTAGACCCTGAACCGAGGAAGAGGTCAAGTACGTTTTTGGCGTCGTGGTTTTTGAGTGCGCGTTCAGCCAGTTCCACGGGCTTTTGCGTTGGGTGCAATCGATTTACGCCGTCCTTGTCAATCTCCCATACCGTATTCTCTGTCGTTGGCCCGACAAATCGAAGGGTAGTGCCTTTGGTCTTCATAAACAAACACGGCTCGTGTTTTTGCTTGTAGCTTGCCCCGAGGGCGCCATATCCTCCGTTCTTCACCCAAATAATGAGGCTGTGAATGTCGGCCAATTTTTCGGCGGTCGCATAAAGGGTCGAGGCTTTTGTGTCCGCAAACCACACGTAACTCGGACCGTCCACGTAGTCGCAAAGTATGCCCACAACCTCGGGGTACAAATCGCGGTCGTCGTTTGCAATCATCTCTCGGTTGTTGGTGACCTTTTTGCCGTTTTTGTACTGAATGCCTCCGGTATATTCTACGTTGTACGGCGGGTCGGTGAAGGCCATGTCAGCCTTATTTCCGTCCATGAGCCGTTCCACGTCCTCGGCTTTGGTAGAGTCCCCACACAAGAGTCGGTGGTCTCCCAAGAGCCAAAGGTCGCCCGGTTTCGTGGTTGGCTCCTCTGGTACTTCGGGCACGTCGTCGGGGTCGGTGAGTCCTTCGGTCTCCTCGGGTTCGTCCCAGTCAAGGTCGAGGCCCATGTCTTTCAGTTCCTCTACCTCCCACTCGTTGGCGAGCATATCTTGGTCCCATTCACCCGCCGACACGTTGTCTTTGATCATGGCGCGGCGTTGCTTCGCCTCGTCCCAGTCAACGACCACACACGGCACGGTGGGCCATTCAAGGGCCACACAAGCCCTCAAACGTTGGTTCCCTGCCAACACCTCCATCTTGTCGTTTACGATTAAAGGACGGGCCTGCATGAGCTCGGGGTCTTCGGCGATTGAGCGCATGAGCTTTTCCATTGCCGGTTCCCGTATGGCGCGAGGGTTACTCGGACTCGTCTTGAGCTTGCTGGGCTCTATATTCGTCGGCTGCATTGAGGACATTGCGTAGGGTTTCTCTGATGTGATAGTCTGACACGGCGAGGTTCAAAAGAATCTCCCACGAGTCTTCGTCTTTGTGGAACACTCCGAAGTTGGCGACGTCGGCCCCGGTGTCCTTTCTTGTGAAGACGAGGAAGTCGTCGCTCTCGTTGAGCATCCGTTTGACTTTGCGTAAGGTCATGCGTTCAAGAATTTTTTGTAGTCGCCACGGAACCGGTGGTCAATTTCCAAGAGTTCCTCGGCACGTCTGACGCTATAGCACGAGGTCGTGTGGTTCGTTCGTTGGAGGGTCTTGGCGATCTCTTGAAACCTGAACCCGTTGTCCCGAAGATACTTCGAAACGATGTGTCGGGTGTCGGCTACGTGCCCCCTTCGGGTGCGGCTTATGAGGTCGCCCCATTCTAGCCCCAGCGCAGTCACCCCGCGCCGCGCTCGCTCAAGGACGAGGGTCTTGTCGTGGGAGTAGTCGTGGAGTTGCCCGACGTTGAGGTAGAGGTTGTCGGTCATTTTTTGGTCCATTGCTTCGCAGATACGGCCATGCGTTGGCGCTCGTTGGGAAACTCCTTCTTCATAACCTCGTCTCCCATACATCGGTTGAGGAACTCGGTCATCTTTTCGTCTTGGTCAGGTGTGGGTATCGGCATTGTGCACGAGGTCTTTGAGTTGTTGTAAGAGTTTCCGGTTGCATGAGCTGCACCCGCTGGCCTTTTGGCCTGTGAGGAATTTACGCGAAAATTCGTTCAGTTCCTCGATGGTCTTTTCTGCGTTCGGGCGGTCGAGGTATTCTCGTATTTGCTCGATGTCTTCGGGCTGGACGGTGGCTCCCCACTTCCCCAAAGGGCACGACGCGACTTTGAGTTTGGTTTTGGCGGGCATATAGCACCCGCACAAGGGGGAGTCGGTGAATGCTTCCGTCACGAGGGGGCCACAACTCTTGGTCGTGGTGACGAAGTGTTCGCATCCCTCGCAGGTGGCGTAGCGTTCAGTTCTGGTGGTGGCGTTGACGAATAACAAGGCGGAGTTTTTTTTTGGATGTACTGATGGACTTGTATAGAACCTCGGCGGTGATGCCCGCTTGACGCGAAAGTTCGGCCATGCTCCACCCGTCGAGGTAGAGTTCAAGGACGGTGCGATCAAACCACGAGAGATGGTTGGCCATGAGTAGGGCTTCCTCTTTTCTGATGGCCTCTTGGATGTCGTAGTTTGAGACGTGGGTGTAGTCTGGGGCGTCAGTTATCTTGTATAGCTTCCGGAAGGTGCCCGTCGAAAGGTTCCACATAGCCGTGTGAACATATCCGGGGAGGTTGTCCAAGATGTTTTTGTTCTTGCGTAGGGCCAGCACGCACGAGAGGTAGGTGTGATGCAGCAGGTCGGGACCGTCGGGGTGGAGTCTACGGGCGACCTGTGTGAGGTCGTCGTAGTTTTCCACAAACCAAGCGTCAAAGTCCCTTCGTGCTCTTGAGTTCATCGACCTTTCTTTTGTAGTGGTGATAGAGGGCTTCGAGTTCGTCGCGGCTGAACTTGCGCGCCTGCTTCGACTCAATCAAAAGTGCCTCGGCGGTGCCCTCTCCGTACTGCCTGTCGAGGTGT